TTCCGATTTTTTGTGATGAGGTATTGCCTGGTGACACTTTCAAAATGAAAATGTTTACTTTCGGTCGCCTATCTACTCCTGTGGTCCCTTTTATGGACAACCTCTATATTGACTTTTTCTTTTTCTACGTTCCTAACCGTCTTGTGTGGACCAACTGGGAAAAATTCAACGGCGCTCAAGCCAATCCTGGCGATTCTATTTCGTACACTGTTCCGACTATGACGTCGCCGGCGTCTGGTTATACGGTCGGCTCGCTTCAAGATTATTTTGGGCTTCCTACTGTCGGCCAAGTTACGGCGGCTAACGATACTGTTAATATCTCGCTGCCTTTCAGGATGTACAATCTGATCTATAATTCGTGGTTTCGCGATCAAAACATCATCAACTCTGTTGTTGTCGATGTCGATGACGGTCCTGATACCTATTCCGATTATGTGAATCTGAAACGTGGCAAAAGGCATGACTATTTTACGTCAGCCCTTCCGTGGCCACAAAAAGGGACCGCTGTTTCTATTCCCCTGGGTACTTCGGCGCCTGTTCTTGGTATTGGTACTGCCACTACGGCAACCTTTGCGTCGGGTCCTGGAACTGTTCGTGAAAGTGATGCGACTCAGTCAACATTCGCCAAGTATATTTCTGTGGATCCCGCTGCTGCTATTACGCAGCTTTATATTGAGGAAAATGCGATCGCTGATTACCCGAATATTCATGCGGATCTCACTAACGCTACGGCCGCTACGATTAATCAACTTCGTCAAGCTTTCCAGCAACAAAAACTCATTGAGCGTGATGCCCGTGGTGGGACTCGGTACACCGAGATTCTTTTTTCACACTTTGGTGTCTCCGCTCCTGACTTTCGTTTACAACGACCTGAATATCTCGGTGGAGGCTCAAGCCGTATTAATGTGAATCCTGTCGCTCAGACTTCTTCTACTACCGGTTCTCTCCCTCTGGGCCTAATGGCCGGTTTTGGAACTCAATCGTCGTCTGGTATTGGTTTCGCAAAATCTTTTGTCGAACATGGATTCATTATTGGGCTCGCAAACGTCCGCGCTGACTTAACTTACCAACAAGGCCAAAACAAAATGTGGAATCGTTCCACTCGCTATGACTACTATTGGCCGGCTCTTGCCCACATTGGCGAGCAAACCATTCTCACTGGTGAAATTTACGCCACTGGTGTCGCTGCTTCTGATGAGGTCATTTTTGGCTATCAGGAACGATACGCGGAATATCGCTATCAACCTTCTATGATTACCGGAAAACTTAAATCTACTGCTTCCGGCACTTTGGATGTGTGGCACGCTGCTCAAAAATTTACCGCCGCCCCAACTCTCAATTCTACGTTCATCAACGAAACTCTCCCCATGTCTCGTCTTATCGCTGTTACGACTGAGCCGTTCATTATCTTCGATGCGTACTTTGATCTTGTTTGCGCTCGACCTATGCCGATGTACTCGGTACCTGGTCAGATTGACAGGTTTTAATGGGCTTTGATTTCGGTGGCTTTGTTGGTTCTTTGATTGGGCAACACTCTGCCCAGCAATCTAATACTGCCAACAACAATCAACAACAATGGCTTGCTTCCGAAAATCGTGCTTGGCAGCAAATGATGTCTAATACGGCTCATACTCGCGAAGTCTCTGATCTTCGCAACGCTGGCCTTAATCCTATTCTTTCGGCCACTGGAGGCCAAGGCGCCTCCACGCCCTCTCCTTCTATGGCTACTACTAACCCTAATCCTCCTTGGGATCCGGCTGCTGCTATGCAGTCAGCTCTTCAAATGAAAACTATGTCTGCTGGTTTGAAAAAAATGGGTTCCGAAACTAAAGTTAATGACGAGCTTGCTAAAACGCAAATGACTCAACAAATCCTTAATAAGGCTTCTACCGCTAAAACCGTTGCTGATACTGGTTGGGCTGATCTTTGGAACAAAATTTCTATGCCTTTACGTGCCGGTGTTGGCGCTGCGAATTCTGCTGACAAGATTAAAAAGCTTAACGAAAATATTAAACATCCATTATTGAAGCTTCCTGATCCCTATGGGTTTGGTTCTTCTGGTGGACATCATCCTATTCTGCCTTAGGAGGCTTTATGATTAGTGCTCGACACCCTTATGACAATTTGTCTCAACTTGCTTCTGATGAGTCTGCTCTTGATACATCTGGCCCCGCTTTGCAACCGAACGGCTTGAAACAAGACGTTCAGGGGGCGCATCAAGAATATAAAGACGAATGTGACATTAACTTTTTGCTACGCAAGTACGATAAGACTGGTGTTATACCCGTCGTGCAATCTATCGAGGCTAAATATGGTGATTTTACCTCTGCCGAAGATTATCATTCTATCCACAACCGCATTATTGCGGCTCAATCTGCTTTTATGGGGCTTCCAGCTAAGATCCGGTCTCGTTTCGATAACGACGCCGCTCTTTTACTGGATTTCATAAATGACCCTGCCAACAAGGCCGACGCGGTCGCAATGGGTCTCTTGGCTTCTGATTCTCCTAGATCTGGCTCGGCGGTACCTGTATCACAAGTTCCCGCCCTTGCCGCCTCCGTCCCTGTGACTCTCTCTTCTCCTCTACAGCCTCCGGCTGTCTCACCCGTCGTTTAGACGGGTCTCTCTCTATTAAGGGCCTTTGTGCCCGTTCTATTCTATTCTCTCTCTATTCTGGCGCCCTATCCTCTTATTCTATTCTTCGCGTGCGCGTTTTCGTGCGTGCGGTCTATATCTATTCTGTATTCTGGCGCCTTATCTTCTCTAATATAGCTTTAGCTATCTATCCTATTCTCTAGTGAAATCGTTTGTCCGGTTGGTGCGAAGTACCTTACCGACCATAATCATTTCTCATTCTGTCCCCTGTGGACATTTATTTCTATCTCTATGGGCATTCTTGCCCTCATCTTAAAAGCGGTCGCTTTTGCTCTGGTTTTGCGTCTGTAGCCTGGCTTTTGCCTGGCTTGCGAACAGTTTTCTCCTTGATGTAACTGTTCTAACTGACACCTGCTGTCAGTTTGTCAACTAACGTCCTATTTAAGGATTTGTAAGTTGACAGGGGGTCTTAGGGGGTTCACCCTCTATTCTCTAGGGTTGTGTGTAAAAGGGTCGAAGTAACCCTTTTTCCACACCCTACTAATTCTAAAATTTAAGGAGAGGTCTAATGGCAAAACGTCGCCCAATGTCTCGAAAGCACTCTAAAAAAACATTCGCTAAAAATGCTGGCTCTCATCCAAAAAATAACCAACGCTTACCAATGCGCGGTGGAATCCGGCTTTAAGTGGGTTGTTATCACCCTCTCCAAGCTTACCGATCTAAATATGTTAATCCGTCCGGCAAGCGATCTCTCGTCTTTTCAAAATCAAAAGGCTATTCGGACCTTGTTGTTAAAGTACCTTGTGGCCAATGCATCGGCTGCCGTCTTGAAAAATCTCGCCAATGGGCTATGCGATGCTTCCATGAAGCTAAACTCTACGAAAACAACTGTTTTATAACTCTCACTTACGACGACCGGCACCTTCCTGAAAACGGGTCGTTAGTTAAAAAGGATATGCAACTTTTTATGAAGCGGCTTCGCAAGCGTCATGGCGATGGTATACGTTTTTTCGGCTGTGGCGAATACGGCGACAAATTTGGTCGCCCACATTACCATATCTGCCTTTTCAACTTTGATTTTTCTGATCGTGTTTTACATTCAACCCGTGGGGAAACTAAATACTATGTTTCATCTGATCTTAATTCTCTTTGGCCTTATGGTCTTTCTATTATTGGCGATGTGACCTTTGAGTCGGCTGCCTATGTTGCTCGTTACATTACCAAAAAGCTTACTGGCGATCTCGCCAAGGATCATTATGGGACCTGTCTTCCCGAATTTACCCTTATGTCTCGTCGCCCTGGTATCGGCCGACCCTTTTTGGAAAAGTTTTCCGCCTTTATATATCCTCATGACTCTGTCCTCGTTCGCGGTCGCAAAATGCATCCGCCTAAATTCTATGATTCTCGCCTGGAAATTACATCCCCTCGTGAGTATAAATCAATCAAGGCCCGTCGTCGCCGGAAACAGTTTTTAGCTGTTGACGATAATACTCAATCTCGTTTACTCGTTAAGGAGACTTGTGCAAAAGCCAAGTTTAAACAATTAAAAAGGAGTTACGAAAATGATTAACAAAATGTACGCGATCCATGATTCGAAGGTGAATGCTTACGATAAACCCTGGACCTGTCGGTCACGTGGTGAAGCTATTAGATCTTTTGCTGATTTAATAAACAGCAAGGATAATAATATGGTGGCTAAACATCCTGAAGACTATACTTTGTTCGAGGTCGCTGATTATAATGTTGAAACTGGTGTTATTTTACCACATCCTGCTCATGTAAGCGTTGGCAATGCCCTCGAATTCAAGGAGTTATTAACATGATGTCATTCGGAACTGGAAAATCAGCAACGTCCCATGATTTCGCTAAGGTCCCTAAGGCCGAGATTCCGCGATCTTAATTCAATCGCTCTTCTACTCTTAAAACTGCTTTCGACGCTGACTATCTGGTTCCGATTTTTTGTGATGAGGTATTGCCTGGTGACACTTTCAAAATGAAAATGTT